CAAAAATACATTGAGTATTTTCTTATTACGTTCAAATTGCTGTGAGCCATGTAAAGCCCATTCTCTCATTGCATTATGTACGTTTGTGGAAAACGCTTCGGCAATGGTCCTGCCGTCCTTGGGTTTTTGTACCCACATGCACATATTCTCTAGGGTAGCAGGAGAAATAGGTGCTAATACTACCACTGTGGACAAGGTAATATTTTCAGAAATGTCAGTAACTACATTACCATCCATGTCGAAACATAGAGGAGCAAACCTTCGTTTCAATAATTCACACTCAAGGAGATTTCTACCTTCGGGTATATCATCTCCTTTTGATGGGTCAGTATGAACATGAGCAAAAAGTTTTTTAGCATAGTAAGCTATGACTTTTCCATTAAAACAGACTGAATGCTCTGGTTTCCAAGTGACAATAGAATCATCACCATAAAGGGCATCTTCAGCGTTATCTTTAAATGGAACAGCTTCACCTAATTTTTCAATTGATGAAACTTTAAAAATAACACTAGTTTTAACACAATTAAAAACTGTGTTCATATAAGATGTAGCTAAGGAACCGGAAACCATCATAAGACACAAATACACAAAACACCCAATAAGTATATACACACAAAAGGATGACATAAGTGCTGAGTACATGCATCTAAAAATGAGTTCATCAATTGATCGTCCAGTTCTCCAAGCAAGTTCTATTACAAACGCAGCGGCCATTTCTATCATGTAGAAAAGATCCCAACCAGCCACATCAGTATCACTTGCGTTTTTACAATCTATCCCGAAACGAGCTAAACGTCTGAACATTTGAGCCCATTGCTGAGAAAAAGGATTAATCCCAACTCCAATACTAGTTTTTTGTGAGTGTTCAGTTTGAATCATAAGCATTCCTAAACACATTCGACTAAAAATTAAATGTCCTAACTGTGCTATTTGAAAAGCACGAGTATAACCTAGTTCAACGCGACTTAAGGGTCTAGTCTCATCTTTAAGGCAATGTGTTGACATTTGTGGCACAACTATTCCCAGTTTCGCCATTTTAATTCGATAATTAACGTCTTTTATAACGCTAGGGTGTATAAACTTAGTACTAAAATTGATAAGTTTTGAATCCTCTTCAATAATTGTAGCTCTAATATGATCATTCATCTTATCAATTTCAACAGCAGTTGGATCTCTTTTGAGCAAATCCTTCCTTTGTTGACCTTTTAACGAAAAAGGCACAGCAGCAGATGTAGTAAAATCAATTGCAGGTAAACCTATTGATTCTTTTCCAAATACTGCTTCTTGAATGGTAAGCATTTCGATGCTTGTTTCATTAAGATCAGGGAAAACTCGATCCCAACAATCATGATCATAAAGTTGTGGAGGAGCAGCTGGCATATAGCGGCCCTTAATCTTACGGTAAGACAATTTATGAGGTTCTATCATACCTTTTGGTGTTAATTTGTTCTTTAACAAAGCAGGTGCCTCCGTTTGAACATAAGGACAAGAATAATGTACAGTTTTGTCCCCTACTTTAACATCAATACCATTCATAAGAGGTGTTGGAACAAATTGAGTGTGCTGAGGAGCACTAGCAGATTTGGACAATTTGTAAATGGGTCTCATACCATCACAAAAGAACTCATCGGTATGAGTATAATCAATTCCATTTTCTTCAAACATACTTTCCAAATATTTATCGTCCATAATTGCTTGCTCAATATAATTA